CACGTCGGAGTCGCCCAGGGCGACTCCGACGGCGTAGCGGCCGAGTCGCAGGCCGTCGTCAGCGCGTCCCTCCCCATCGTCGCCATGAAGGGCGGCACCATCGCCAAGTGCGAGGCCGGCGCCGCCGTCTCCGCCCTGGATGTCGTGTCGTCTGACGCGAGCGGCCGCGCCATCACCCACGTCTCCGGCGCCGGCAACTACCGGCTCGGCAAGGCCCTCGACGCCGCGGGTGCCGCGGGCGAGATCATCCGCGTACAGCTCAGTCGCGAGCTGGACGAGGTGACGTGATCCTGACCCCGACCCCCTGACCCAAGAACCCCCAAGCAAGCCATGAAGAAGGCATACCTCCAACCGGGTCGGGCCGACGTCCACGTCGACCGCCCCCTCTCCAACCTGTCGATCGCGTTCCGGCAGTCGCAGGACGGCTTCGTCGCCGACCGCGTCTTCCCGAACGTGCCGGTCAGCCGGCAGTCCGACAAGTACTACGTGATCCCGCGCGGCAACTTCTGGCGCGACGAGATGAAGAAGCGCGCCCCCGCCACGCGCGCCCCGGCGATCAACTACACTCTGTCGACCGACAGCTACGCCGCCGACGTCTTCGACCTCGCTTCGGACATCCCGGACGAGGTGCGAGCGAACGCCGACGACCAGCTCAACCTCGACCAGATGTCGACGGAGCAGCTGACCCTGCAGGCGCTCATCCGCAAGGAGCGGCTGTGGGCCAGCGAGTTCTTCGCATTGTCGGTCTGGACCGGCGACCAGACGGGCGTGGACAGCGCCGCGCCTGGCGCCAACCAGTTCGGCCGGTGGGACCGCGCCGACAGCCAGCCGATCGAGACGATCCGCGCCCAGGCGGATGCCATGCACGCTCGCTCGGGCCTCCGTCCGAACAAGCTGGTGCTCGGCCGCCGCGTCTACTCGAAGCTGCTCGACCACCCGGACATCGTCGGACGCCTCGACCGCGGCCAGACGAGCGGCCCGGCGATGGTCCTGCGCCAGAGCCTCGCGGCCCTGTTCGAGCTGGACGAGATCATGGTGATGGACGCCGTCTTCAACGCCGGCGCCGAGGGCGCTGCCGACTCGATCGACTTCATCGGCGGCAAGTCGGCCCTGCTGCTCTACACGGCCCCGTCCCCTGGCCTCATGGTCGCCAGCGCCGGATTCACGTTCTCGTGGACCGGGCTGCTCGGCGGCGGCAACATGGCGCAGGTCATCCGCCGGTTCCGCATGGAGCCGGAGCACGTCGACCGCCTGGAGATCCAGATGGCGTTCGACCAGAAGAAGACCAGCGCCGACCTCGGCGTGTTCTTCGCCACCGCGGTCAACTAGTCCGCGGTTCCCTGACCCCCCGGCATGAAGCCGGGGGGTCCTGACCCACCAAGCAGGAGCTGACATCATGGGAGCATGGGGCGGAGAGATCGCGCCTGCGGCACACTACGCCGCGGTGACGCCGAGCGACACCATCGGATTTGCAGAGTGCGAGGCGCTGTACATCGGCGTGGCTGGAAACGTCGTCGCCGTCACCCCCGGCGGGACGGCGGTCACCTTTGTCGGCGTTGCGGCTGGACTGATCCTGCCGATCCGCGCGAAGCGCATCAACGCGACGAGTACCACGGCTACCAGCATCGTAGCCCTCTATACGAGGAGCACGGCGTGAGCAAGTCTCGACACTGGAAGCAGCGCTGGATTGCCGGCGCGCCCATGGCCTGGCGACGGCGAGTGCGGATCGGCGAGGAGCCGACTCCGTTCGTCGAGGCCGGGTCCATCGTCACCGCGGAGCAGCGCGGTCGCTTCGGTCGGCGCCTGAAGACGTGGTGGGATGCCGGCCTCCTGGAGTGGGCGCCGGGCTGGGCTCCTGGGCAGCCCGCACCCCGCGCCAAGGGCAAGGTCAAGAAGGAGCTGGCTGCACCGGCCGCGATCACGGCGTGAACATCGCGTTCGGATCCCTGGCGATCGACGTGCCGCGCTTCCTCGTGGCAGGCTCGAACCCCCTGAACTTCGACCCGCTGTCGATCCCAGACGCCTCCTGGTGGATCGACGTAGACGACGGTACCACGGTGACCCTGACGGCCAGCCCGCCGGAGGTCGAGTCAGTCGAGGACAAGGTCACGGGCGCCAGCACAGCTCGCCTGAAGCGCAGGTCGGTCGGAGATCCAGGTCCTGACCGGACCCTGGCCCACGGCCGCAACTGGCTCGACTACGACGGCACGACCAAGTTCCTGGAGGTGGCGGACCCGAACGAAGTGCAGGTGAACTTCGGCGCCGGCGAGTTCACGATCTTCGCCACGGTACGGCGAGACTACGTCAGCACCGCCACGCGCTTCGCCGTGATGACGAAGGGAAACACCACGCGCTACATCATGGTCGCGCGGCAAAACTTCGACGGCGACGGGACCCTGTTCGACAGCATCGACGGGGATACCGGCCCCGCCGTCTCGATCATCGCGCCTGGTGGGACGCTGGCGAACGGCGGGCGCTACGTGCTGCGGATGACGCGAGACAACGCCGCGGCACTGTTCTCCGCCCATGTCAACGGTACGTCGATGGGCACCGCCGTCAGCACGACGGGGCTCGGCAACATCGACGACGCTACGCAGAAGCTCCTGGTCGGGTGCTCCCCAAACGCGGCTCTTACGCAGTTCCACTGGGAGGGGCTGATCGGCGAGGTCCTGTTCTACGACCGTGCCCTCAACGCAACCGAGGTCGCGGACGTGGAATCCTACCTGACTGCGAAGTGGCTCGCATGACCGACCAGCTTACCATCGTCCTAACGGCGCTGGAGGGGTACGTCGATGGGCTGCTCAAGCGGCTGGTGCTGAACACCGTCGCCAACCTCGTCGCGCCGCCGGCTCTCGGCGGCACCCCCGTCGATACCGGCTGGGCGCGCGCTAACTGGGTGCCCCGCATCGGATCTTCGACAACCGGCGCCGTCGGCAGCCGCGAGTCGGTCTCGACGAGCGAGCAGCAGGCTGGGGTCGCCTCGATCGTCATGGGATACGGAAGCAAGAAGGGCCCGGCGTACATCACGAACCACGTTCCCTACATCGGGCGCCTGAACGAGGGCCACTCGAAGCAGGCGCCGCGCGGCTTCGTGCAGGCGGCGATCCAGAGGGCCGTCGAGCAGTCGGTGAGGGGGACCTGATGGTCAACGTCATCGACGCCCGCGAGGCCATCTACGCGACGTTCGTCGCGGCATGGGGCACCACGTCTGCGCTGACGCTGGACGGCGAGGCGTTCTCGCCTCCCGCCGGCGCGCCGTTCGTGCGCCTAGCCGTGCGGCACACCGGCTCTCAGCAGGAGTCGCTGGGCGACGTCGGCAACCGCAAGTTCAACCGTGTCGGCAGCGTCTTCGTCCAGGTCTTCGCGCCGAAGGACCAGGGGGCGCGCGTCGCCGACCAGCTGGCGCACGCCGCCCGCGCCATCCTTGAGGGGACCCACTTCAGCGGGTCCGACATCCGCATCTTCGCCGCCGCGACCCGGGAGCTTGGCCCCGACGAGGACGGCTACTACCAGGTAAACGTCGAGGCCGCCTTCGACTACACCGAACGGAAGTAAGAAACATGTCCCGCGTACTCACGAACAACATCTCCCTGCGGTCCACGGTCGAGACGTCGCCGGGAGTCCCCGGCACCCTCTGGAAGCAGCTGGAGCCGAACAACGTCAGCGCTTTCGGCGCGCAGCTGACGTCGGTCGCCCGGCGCCCGATTAGCGCGACGCGCGGGCGCCGCAAGGGCAACGTGGTTGACAAGGAGTCGCCGGCCGAGTTCGACGGCGACCTGACGATGGAGTCGATCGTTGACTTCGCCGAGGGCTTCATGTTCTCGGAGTTCGCCAACGTCGAGTTCGACCTGAAGTCCGGTACCGCCACGCTGCCGCCGCCCGCGGTGAGCGATGGCTACACCATCGACGCCGCGTCGGCGCTCCTCGCCGGCAAGGTGCAGTGGGTGACGATTAGCTACGGCTCCCTGGTCTACGCCAAGGGATATGCCATCACCGCAAATAACGGGCTCAAGGTGCTGACCGCGGACCTCGCCACGTCCGGCACCACGATCACGGTAGCGGGGCAGGGCGTCGTCGCGGAGACCCCGCCGACCAGCGCCAGCCTGCAGGTCGCGGGCGTCCGGGTCCTCGACGACGCGGACCTGACCCTGACCGTGTCGGGCCTGACGGCCACGCTCGTCAGCGCCGCCGCGATCACGAACTGGGCGACGCTCGGGCTGCGCGCGGGGCAGTTCATCCACGTCGGCAGCTCGACGGCCGGCGGAGCCGTGCAGAACGCGCTCGGCGCGGGCGGCACCGTCAGCTTTGGCTACGCGCGCATCACCAGTATCTCCGGCGCCACGCTCAACCTGAACAAGCTCGACGTCAATCTGTCGACGGCAGTCGGTCCGGCCGGCGGGTCGCAGGACGTCATGTTCGGTCGGTTCCTCCGCAACGTGCCGGTCTCGGCCGACTCGGACGACACCCGGTACCTGGAGCGGACCTACCAGATCGAGGCCAGCTACCCGGACCTGGGCGGCGTCGGCGTCGACGAGTTTGAGTACGCCATCGGGAACTCGCCGAACGAGCTGACCCTGGACTTCGCCCTGGCCGATAAGGCCACCGCGACCTGGGCGTTCGTCGGCACCAATACTGAGGACATCACGTCGGTACGCAAGACGGGCGCGAGCACCGCCGTCGCCCCGCTGCGGACGACGCTGCTCAACACGTCCAGCGACTTCGCGGCCATCTCGACTGACGTCATCACGGCCGTCTCGGACGTCTGCTTCCAGTCCCTGACGCTGACGATCAATAACAACGTCAGCCTGGGCAAGTGCCTCGGCGAGCTGGGCGGCGCGTTCACCAACGTCGGCGCCTTCGAGGTGACCCTCGAAGGGCAGATGCTGTTCACAGACAAGGACATCGTGAACGCCGTGGCGAACAACACTACGGTAACGTTCTTGACGATCCTCAAGAACGAGGACGGCGCCCTGGCCCTGGACATTCCGGGCATGACGTTCGGCGACGGTTCGCGCGAGTTCCCCCTCGACGAGTCGGTCCTGGTCAACATCACCGGCGAGACGTTTACCGACCCGATCCTCGGCTACGACCTGGGCCTGTCTTTCTTCGCGTCGGTGCCGACCATCCGACCGTGACCTACCGCGGGGCACGCCCCGCCCATCTTCTGACCGCTGACACAAGGAGCCACCACCTATGTTCGCATACCTGAAGAAGCTCGACGTAAGGGAGCGCACCTCCTGGATCGAACTGCCCTGGATCACGCCCGGAGCGCGCCTCAAGCTGCGGCCGGCCGGCGAGGCCAACCCCGGATACTTCAACGCCATGCTGGCCCGCGCCGCGCGGCGGCTCGCGGCCCTGCAGGCTAGGGGAGGCGCCGACGCCCTCCGGGTCGAGGACGTCGCGCAGAACCGCGCCGAGGACGTCGCCCTGTTCCCCGACCACGTCGTGGTCGGATGGGAGGGCATTCTCGACGACCAGGGCCGGACCGTCGACTTCTCCCGCGAGAACTGCGCGGCGCTGCTCGCCGCGCTGCCGGAGTGGATCGTCGACAAGATCCGGAACCACGCCGGCAGCCCGGAGAGGTTCCTAGCGCCGGGCGAGGAGGCGCCGCCCGACGCCGCCCCTTTGGACGGGCGCTGACCGAGGAGCTAAGATGGCAGCTCAAGTACGCGCGGGACGGCTACGCCATCGCGAGCGGCCAGTACATGCGCACCCGGAAGGGGCGCAAGGAGGGGCTGCCCCGCTGGTACGTCGAGCGACCGCCGCACGTCCCGGGGACGGAGCACTTCCTCCGGGCGTTCTGGGAGCTGTCATCTACCCGGCAGTTTGGGCAGGCGCTCGGTCCGATCCCCTGGCATCGAATCGTGGAGTACGCACACTGGATCGGCCTGGACGACGCGATGGCCCACGTCCTGGTCGCGGTGGTGCGGGACCTGGACGAGGCCTACCTGTCCGACTTGCGTCGGCAGCAGAGGACCGACGACGCCTCCCGGCGGGAGGCGTCCAGGGCCAGGCGCCGCTAGCGCGGCCAGCAGCAAGCGGCAGTCAGCGCAACGACCCAGAGCAGCGTCACGACCGCGGCGATGCGCTCTTGGCGCGGGCGGGTCACCTATCGCCCCCGCAAGACCTGGTCTGTCAAGACCCGGTCCTCGACCATGCGCACGAACTGCGCGCGGATCTCGGCCTTGCGGGTATCCAGGCGCTTCGTCTCGTGCGCTCGCGCATTGTCTCGGTCTTGGAACTCCAGCTGCACGGCGATCGCTGCTTGTTCGTTCGGGTTGAGGGCTCGGGACTTGTCGCAGGACGCGAGCCCGAGGAGGGCCAGGATAGCCATGCTCTTGATCGTCTTCATGCCGCCTTCTTCGGCACGTCCGGGCTAGAACTTGAGCCTGGGACGGGCGGGAAGTCTCAATGGTAGACTTCCTGATCCGGGTCAAGGTCGACCCGTCCGGGGCCGTCACGGGCAGCCAGGCCGTCGGGGCCGCGCTCGGCGGCGCCACCACGAAAGCCGACCTCCTGCGGGCGTCGCTGGTCCGGACGTTCGGGTTCCTCGCCGCCGGCGCGGGGATCCGCAGCGCCATCGGCGTCCTGGCCGACTTCAACCAGTCGATGGCGACCGTGCGGGCCGTCACGGGGGCGACCGCCGACGAGTTTCGGGGGCTGGAGGAATCGGCGCTGGAGTTGGGCAAGACCACTCGTTTCACCGCGACCGAGGCCGCCGATGCACTCGTGCTCCTAAGTCGAGCCGGGTTCACCGTCACCGAATCCTTGAAGTCGGTCGAGGCGACACTGCGACTTGCGCAGGCGGGCGGGCTCGGGCTGGAGCAGGCGGCCGATATCACGGCCAGCACCCTCCGAGGCTTCCGCCTGGAGGCGAACCAGGCGGCGCGCGTGGCCGACGTCTTGGCGAAGGGCGCGAACTCAGCGAACACGACGGTCGGCGAGCTGGGCGAGGGCATGAAGTTCGTGGCGCCGGTGGCGGCCGGCCTCGGCATCTCCCTGGAGGAGGCTTCGGCCGCGATGCTGGCCCTGTCGGACGCCGGCCTGAAGGGATCGCTCGCCGGCACCGGCCTGCGGCGCGTGCTGTCGGAGCTGGAGTCGCCGAGCAAGAAGACGACCGACGTGCTGGCTACGATGGGGCTGACCGCGGCGGACGTGCGAGTGTCGCAGGTCGGGCTGACCGCGGCCCTGCAGAAGCTGCGCGAGGCGGGCGTCGACACCGGCGCCGCGCTGGAGCTGTTCGGAGACCGCGGCGGCCCGGCGTTCGAGGTGTTGTCAAACGCGATCCCGAAGGTCGAGCGCCTGAACAAGACGCTGCAGAACGCCAAGGGGGCCGCCGCGGCCACGGCAAAGGTCATGGACGACAGCCTGCAGGGCGCGTTCAAGCGCGTAGCCAGCGCGGCCGAGGCAGTCGTGCTCCAGCTGGGCAGGGTGGGCGGGACGGGCCAGCTGCGCGCGGTCTTTGAATCCCTGGCGACCGGACTCCGAACCGTCGCCGAGAACGCGGATAAGATCCTGGTCGCGGTCGAGGTGTTGTCGGCGGGGTTGCTGCTGCGCTTGATCCCCCGCCTTATCCAATCACAGCTTCTGCTTACCTCACTTAGCAAGGTGGGACCATTCATCGCCGTTACCGCCGCGGTGGTCGCAGCAAACGTCGTGTTCGCCGAGATGGAAGGCCATCTAAAGGCGATCGCCGATGCGACCGAGAAACTGGAGGCGGATGCCGTATTCGGATCCATCGGCGCGCAGATCCGCCTCGCCCAGAAGGAACTGATCGCGCTCCAGCAACGAGCGGTCATCTCTCCCGCAGCCGCGGAGCGTATCCAGGACCTGACGGACCGGATCAAGTCCTACCAGGGCGAGGCGAAGGGTGCGGCCGACCGAGCCAAGCAGCTCAAGGACGCCCAGGCGGCGCAGGCCACGACCGTCGACGGGCTGCTGACGCGCCTCGACCGGCAGGCCAAGCTCCTCGCCCTCAACAACCGCGAGACCGAGATCCAGACGCAGCTGCAGAGCGAGCTGGACAGGCTCCTGCATGCCGGCGTGGTGGCGTCCCCGGCGCAGCGCCAGGAGGTCGAGGATCGACTCCGCGCGATCCAGTCGATCAAGGACGAGCAGTCGGCGTTCGAGTCCATCCGCGGCCCGCAAGAGCAGCACGCCCGGGACGTGGCGGCGCTGTCGGCGCTGCTCCAGGCCGGCCGCATCACGCAGGACGAGTACGCCGCGGCCCTCGCCCGCGTCAACGACGAACTAGGGAAGACCGGCGCGGGCGCGTCGGTGTTCCAGGAGCAGGTTCGGTCGCTGCAGGAGCAGAACGACCTCCTGCGGGTGAGGATCACCTTCGGAGAGCAGGCGGCGCAGCGGCTGGCGATCGAGCAGCAGCTGGCGCGCGAGGGCGTCGCGCTGACCGGGCAGCAGAAGACGCAGCTGGACAAGCTCATCGCCGCGAATGAGGACCTGAAGGCGCTGGAGGAGCGCCGCCAGGCCGCGGCGGCCGTAGATCCAGCGAGGCAGCAGGCGCAGGTAGATGCCCTCGCTCGCGAGCTAGACGTCTCGCGACAGCTGGCAGAGCAGTACGCACTGCTGAACCTAGTCGAGAAGCAGCGCGAGGACCTTGCCCCGCAGGTCCAGAAGGCGATCGAGGACCTGCACCTGCGCGAGCTGGAGGCGGCCACCGACCTGGAGGCGGGCTTCGAGCGTGCCTTCCTCAAGATCAAGCGAGAGGCGGAGGACCTTGCGTCGGTGAGCGAGCGGGTTGTCGGCGTCTTCGCGGACAACGCGACCGACGCCCTCGTCAAGTTCGCCGAGACTGGCAAGTTCGCGTTCCAGGACTTCGCCCGCGGCATCCTGTCGGACGTCACCCGGATCATCGCCCGGCTGCTGGTCCTGCAGGCGATCCAGGCGGCCGTCGGGATCTTCTCCGGATCCCCGGTGCCGGGCGGCGCCCCCGGGCTCGCCTCCGGCGGCCCGGTCCAGCCTAACCGCGCGTTCCTCGTCGGCGAGCGGGGGCCGGAGCTGTTCGTGCCTCGGTCGGCGGGCAGCGTCGTCCCCGCCCGGGAGACCGCGACGGCGATGTCCTCGCCCGTCATCCGCATCACCAACGTCTCCGACCCGTCCGAGATCCCCGCCGCCATCGGCGACGGTCGGGCGGACCAGGAGATCCTGAACGTACTGCAGCGCAACGCCGGCAGGGTCCGGCAGGTGCTCGGCTCGTGATCATTCCTCGCGCGGCACACTGGAACGGAGCCACGGCGCTCGCCATTTGGTGGCGACGGGCGCCGGATACAGAGCGGCCGGTGGGTCGCGCGACTTCTATTCTTCCCCCGAGGCTGACCGATGACCTGGCAGAATGAGACGACCAGCGCCACTGGTGCCTATCGCGACTTCCTGGTGTCGATCGTCGCGATTGCGACGTCGAATCACGTCTCGGCCGCGGTCGTCAACGCCGGCGGCAGCGGCTACGTCGTCGGCGACCTCCTGACCATCTCCCACGCCGGGGCCTATCACGACTGCGTCCTGGAGGTCTTGACCCTCTCGGGCAGCGCCGTCGCAACCGTGGCCGTCCGCAAGGGTGGCGCGCTCTCGAATCGGCTGGCGTCCGCCGTGGTCAATGCCGGCGGCAGCGGCTACGCAGTCGGAGACGTGCTGCAGGTGCAGGGCGGTACCTACACCGAGCGCGTGAAGGTCCGGGTAGCCACCCTCTCCGGCAGCGCGGTCGCCACGGTGACCGTGTTCGAGACGGGTGGCGCCTATTCGACGGCCCCGGGGCTCACCGGCGCCGCGACCGTCGGGATCGGCCCGGCAGGGTTCGCCGGCAACAACGCTGCAACGCTCGACCTGACGATGACCGGGTTGATCGGCACGACAGGCATCGCTGCGACTGGCGGCACCGGCACCGGCGCGACCTTCGACATCACGCTCACAGACACCGGCTGGACGGAGCAGCGCAACCTGAACAACCGGACCGAGAACTCGGTCATGGACGAGAAGGAGGTCGTGCTCCTCGGCACCGTCTCGGGCGCCGACGCCCCGTACGTCGGACTCACGACGTACACCCAGACGTCGGGGCTGGAGACGCGGTTCGGGGTCGCGCTGCACGGGATGACCGCGTTCAATCCACTCATGACCGGGCTGGCGACGCAGCCCGGCATCGGGCCGAATGGCGGCGTCATCGGCAGCAGCGCCGGGGCGCACGTCCCGGTGCACGAGGCCGCGCGCGAATGGTGGCTGTCGATCACGCCGCGCAAGATCGCCGGTGCGATCCGGACGACCAGCACGACGGTCTGCTACTCGACGTTCTACCTCGGGCTCGGCAGCCAGTTCGGCACCTCGACGACCAATCCATACCCGATGGTGGTCGCCGGTAGCAGCAACACCGCCAACCAGGTTCCCGACTCGGCGAATAATACCGGCCTGTCGGAGTGCTTCCGCGCGACCAGCGGCGGCAGCGGGCCGGTTTACTTCCGCCGGAAGTCGGACGGCGCGTGGCGCACCGTGCAGAATGGTAGCAATGCCGCGGCCCCGGCGCAGCTCGACGACGACGTCATGTGGCCCATCTGCTCGCTGCAGGTGGTCAACACCGCATCGGTGCCGGAGCAGCAGCACGCGCTAGACGGCCCGGTGATCCTGACCGACGGCGTCTTCGGCAGCAACGTCCGGGCCAACGCCTCGAACCGGATCTTCCCGGCGCCAGATACCGGGGATGATGTATTCGTGCTGTGGCCGCTGACCATCCTCGCGACGGCCGGCAGCACGGCGAACGACCAGAATACGGAGATCGTCTGCGAGCTGGACAACGTCTCCTGGTTCGGCGGCACGAAGTCCGACGGGACCACGGTCGCGCCCGAGGACTTCCTCGACTTCGGCGGCGTCCGTTACCACATCTTTCCGAATGGCACGCAGGGCGTCAGCGCGAAGCCCTACCAGTTCATGGTGATGGCGGAGGCATAGTGGCGAACATCAACGAGCAAACGTCCTCGATGGCCGACTTCATCACGAAGCTGGACGCCTTCCTGACCACGAACGGGTGGACGCAGGATCGGCTCGTCACCGGCTCGGGCGAGTGGGCGATCAGCAAGGCGGCCGTATCTGACACCGTGAGGCTGGCGGCGCAGTGGGACACCGGCACGCCCGGCAACCTTGGGCTGTACCAGTACCTCGGCGCTTACAATATCGGGCTGGCGCCCTACGCCCAGGCCGACGACTCAGGCAACGGC